ATTCGAGATTAGTTGAAAGGAGTAGAAATGAAAAAAGTAGCTTTGATTTTTATATTATCGTACCTTATAATGGGAAGTTCTTTGTTAGTTACAGCTGGTTCTTTGACGCCTGATTATGATATGTTTCAAGGAAATGGTGGTTCACCCGCAAAGCCAAAGCCAGAACCAGAACAAATAAAACCATTGAATGAAATTTTAGTTTATTGTAATACGAAAGACTTTATTGAGAAGATGGTTAAGAATGAATATCGTTTAAACTTAGCAGCAAAAGGCACAGTCAATGATGAGAGACATACAGAATTGATGCAAACACAACTATGGTTGAATCCTGCTAATAACCAATATGCAATTATATTTATATATAAAGGTATTAATAGAAGTTGTATATTGGGTGGAAATGATATAGAATTATACAGTCCATAAAAAGCTTTTACAAAAGGAGTTCTACATGTTTAAAAGAATTATTGCATATGTTATTGCAATATCTTTGTTATGTTCATCATTAGGCTATGCAAGTCATACACCCAATACTCGGGTGATTGAAAAAGTTATGCCAGCAGTTGTTGAGATTGTATCAGAAAATAATTCTGCAGATCCAACATCAGGTGGTGGTTTTAAATTTAGACAAAAACGCGGACCCGATAAGTTTGAGGGTAATGAACCTATACGATCGGGGTCTGGTTTTGTTATTTCTAAAGAGGGACATGTTATTACAAATGCCCATGTTGTAGCAAATATAACTAATAATCGTGGTATTGTTCATTTGAGATTTAAAGATAATAAACAATATGACGCTGTTGTTATTGGTTATGATACAGAGTCAGATATTGCTGTATTGAAAATAAATAATCCACTTAACATCCAATTTCCTTTTGTTGTTTGGGGAGAGACACCAGAAGTTGGATCGCAATCTATTGCAATGGGTTCACCACTGGGTTTATCTTTCACGACAACGTTTGGATATATATCAGCTATAAATAGGCATGTGCCTAATACGCCAAGCTATGTTCCCTTTATTCAAACTGACACTTCTATAAATCCGGGTAATTCAGGAGGACCTTTGTTTGATGACCATGGTAATGTAGTTGGTATTAATACTATGGTTATGACAAATAAGGACGGAGGAGGAAGTATCGGGCTTGGATTTGCTATTGATGGCGATTATGCACAATATATTATTAAGCGATTAAAAACAGGTGAAAAGATAGAACGTCCTTTTATTGGTGTTTTATTTCGTGAAATTAATAAAAAGGATATTATTAAGTTTAAAGAAGAATATGGAAGTTTAAAAACGGCATTTAGATATCCTGAATTTGGTACTGGTATCTTTATAGAAGAGGTTATTCCAAATGGACCTGCTTTTGGTATATTAAAAATGGGTGATGTTCTTTTAGAACTTGATGGCTCAACAATTCATCCTGCATCATTTGCAGGAGCTATCGTAAAGAAATCACCGGAGGATAATATAGTTTTAAAAATATTACGTGCTGAAAAAATTATGATTGTTGACGTTATATTGGGATATAGAGAATCTACTAAAAAATGAAGCAGTTTAATCATGTGAAAGATATTGATGATATACAAGTCCCTCATCGAGAGGTAATGAATGGGAGAAGGGTATATGTAACACCGAATGGTCATACATATCCTTCTATTACATCTATTCTTGGTGCACAACCTAAACCAAGCCTTGATGAATGGAGAAAAAGAGTTGGTGATGTGGAAGCAGATAAAATAATGAAAGAGTCTGCTAAATTAGGAACTGACGTACATGACCTATGTGAACGCTACTTGTATAATCAAAATTTATTAATAGTCAATGATGAAGCAAGAAGTGTGTTTAATCGTTTAAGATTTTTACTTGGTAATATTGATAATATAGTTGGATTAGAAATTCCAGTATATAGTGATATGTTAAAGATAGGAGGAACTGCAGATTGTATTGCAGAGTATAATGGTGTATTGTCTGTTATAGATTTTAAAACATCAAAGAAAGCAAAGAAGGAAGAATGGATTGAGGATTATTATATACAAGCCTTTTTTTATTCAGCAGCATTCTTTGAAATGACAGGAGCATCGCCAGAACAAATTGTAATATTAATAGCCGTGAGGGAATCTTTTGAGGTGCAGGTATTTAAAAAGCCTTTAAAGGAAATGGATACTTATATAGGTAGACTGGTAGAGATTATGAAACAGAATCCGCAAGTAATAAAAATAGGATAGAGGAGAAGTGCTATGGCTGAAGAATTCAATTTTGATGACTATGATGACGATATGGATTTCGGTTTTAATACTGTTGATGAAGCAGAAATCGAAGAAGTGGAGAAGGAAATTCAAAGCAGAATTGCTGATACGAAAGGAGTCGCATCAGGTGACTTAGAGGATAAAATTGATAAGTTAATTGCGATCCGAGAGGGCGATGAAACACAATTGGATGTTTTGAAGAAAGAACATAAAGATGATTTATTGAAAGTTGAAAAGATGGTTATGCCTTTGTTATATAATTTGATGAAGAATCCTGAGGATGTTTATATTAAATGGCCTAATAGGAAAGAGATTATTCAGAAACAAATTAATAAGATAGTAGCCGTAACCCGAAAATCATAAGGAGAATCATTATGGCATGGGCAGCTGTAGCAAATAGTACTATATGGCAATATGAAAATACTGCAACCGCATCTAATACATATTCAGATACTGTTGGTAGTGCTAATGAATATAATGCCGGTGTAAGGACTTTTACATATGCAGGTGGCAATACTCGAAAAACATATGCTAGATGTAGAAAGGTAGGAGAAACCATAGAGCGAGGAGAACTTTCGTGGGATTACTTTGACGCGCAGGGGTAATTAAGCCATTATTGGAGTGAGTTATGGAACTTTATGACGTAATTATGTTTTATTGTCCACAATGTTATCAGCGGAATGAACATCGATTTTTTCATCCTGAGGGAAAACAGAAACATTATCATGCAACAAATATTCCTTTTCATGTGGCAGTAAATATAACATCAACGGATGTTTTATGTAAGGGATGTCAAATGCCTCTTAACGTATGTTTAGAGGATATTCCCGCACAGCAATATAATTTACTTGTGAGATTAGATTGTTCTAATATGGGATCGGGGATGGAGTCGTGGTATAGTGACTATGGTCGAGGCTATGATTAGGTGCATTTAAATGCGATTTAAGGCGATATTATACGAAATGCATAGTAGGGTATACCTTTAATAATATCGCCTTATATCGCCGTATATGGGGTTAATAACTCCTTTAAAAACAACAAGTTATAACCCCTTTAAAAACAATAAGTTATCTAATACACTTTTTCCTTGTATTAGGGGGATAGTTTTGGTATAATATTAGTATATTAAATGAGAGGAGATTTAATGGAAGAAGTAATTAAAGCCATGTTAGGATTAATAATGGTTTCCACAGTTTTGGCGTATTTCCTAACAGTACTCTTCGCCCCGTTTGGTATTGTATATTTGGTATTTTTTAATTAGGAGGTTTATTATGTTATCGGGAATTTTGATTGGCACAGGTGTATATTTAGTATTAGCATATGTTGTATTTCCGTTTATTTAATAATTTTTAAAAGTGGAGTTTATGATGAAGAAGCTGTTTAAAGTTGGTAAAGAATTTTTTGAGAATAAATCAGAAGCAAAGGTGTATCGAAATAAGTTAGAAGGTTACATACCAGTTATTGATACAGAAACAGGCATAGCCAAGCCTCATGTTTGGAAGAATGAAGTTAAAAGAGGACCTGATCATTGGAGAGGGTCTAGTAAATAATGTTTCCTATTTTCGGATTGACTAATTCAAAAGGAGAGCCAATGGTTATTGGATTTGCAGGTAAGGCTAGAAGTGGTAAAGATACAGCAGCAAAATATTTGTGTGATACATTTAACTGTTTACATTATTTTTTTGCAAAACCAATTAAAGAATCTATTAAAATTATGTTTCAGTTGACTGATGAACAGGAACGTAATAAAGAGGTAGCAATAGAACCTTGGGGTATTTCTCCGCGTAAAATGTATCAACGTATAGGTACAGAGGTTGGTAGATCCTTAGATCCTAATATTTGGGTTAAGAATGCAGAAATATTTGTTAATAAGAATCCGGGTAGGACAGTTATAATTAGTGATGTTCGTTTTAGTAATGAAGCTTTGTGGATTCGAAATCGGGGTGGTATAGTAATTCAGATTGTTCGTGATGATACCATAAGAATTTCTGAACATGAACATGCTTCGGAACATGGGATGGATGAAAATGATTATGATTATACTATTCATAATAATGGTAGTGTAGATGAATTACATCATAAACTATATTCATTGACCGAAGCTAATATAAATAATATAATTGGAGAAATGTATGTCTGAGCGTTGGAATAACCAAACACAAGATTGGGAAGTCGTTGAAGAAACTTTAGCAGAAACACTAAAAGAACAAGTTGTAGAGTCGCCACCAGTAGAAACGGTTGTAGAGTCGCCACCAGTAGAAACGGTTGTAGAGTCGCCACCAGTAGTTGATACTCTTAAAGAATTTGGTAAGGAAAGTATTAAAAATGTAGAACTTGTTGAGATGCCAATAGAAGTTGTTAATGCAAAACCTTCTCATTTTGGTTTTGAAGTATGGCATGGAGTTTTGGGTATTATTGTATTAGTAGTTGCATGGCGATGGTTGAAAAAATAAATTGCTGTATAATCTTATTGTGAAAGTTTTTTTGGACAGGGGTTCGATTCCCCTCGCCTCCACCATATTTAGATGCTGACTACGATTGAGAAACCAATCGGATAACGGAAGGATCAGCGACTCCTCAAGTTAACAGTATGGGGGTGACTAGGTTTCGACAGGAGAATGGAAACTATAAGACAGCACGGAGAAGAATGATGGCTCCGTTATCAATCATTCAAACTATAAACGCTAACGATTATTCGTACGCGCTTGCTGCTTAATAACTAAGTAGCGGAGTTCGAGGGTACTTGGCAACAGAAACCCTCACCTAACTTCTTTCAAGGATGAAAGAATAACTTTTCAAGGGGGAAAAAACTATGAAATTTTACGATTTTGGTGTTACATTAATGATAGTAGCAATACTTGGGTTTGTTGGTTTTAAAGTATTTGGAGGTTAAAGATAATATCTTTAGCTTGACGGGGGTTCGATTCCCCAGTAGTCGGAGTCCGAGGGTACTTGGCAACAGAAACCCTCACCAAATTCAAGGGAAACTTTTTCCTTGTATGTTGTACTCCATGATGGTATAATGGAGTTGTTATTATGATGAATGAGATTAATACATTCATTATTTATTTAAATCCTTTGAAGGAGATGATATGAGTATGACGACGAAACGTGGAGCACCTAGGGTGGGACGAAGATACGCCCGCAAGATGACTCGTTTGGAATGCGAGTTAACTAAATTGCCCCGCTGGGTGAGTATTTACACGAGTCCAGCAACCGGCGAAACTGCGTTTAAGAACGCAGACATCGTTGGTGGTGCAAAAACCGTTAAGGCTATCCGCAATAAACTGAATAAGTTTTGGGGATAAGTTTTAACTGACTTATATGGTGGGGATTCGAATCCCCACCATTCTTTTATTATGAGAGGTATATATTATGAAGAAGTTATTTTTTATTTGTATCTTATTAGTTTCGGTATCAATATCTGAAGCTAGTTGGGTTCAAGAAAAAATGATGGAAATGAGTAGAGGAAAAGTTGATAATTCGTTCAAAACATCATTAAAACCTTATACTCTACATAATGAGATTAATTGCTTAGCTAAAAATATTTATTTTGAAGCAAGAGATCAATTGACGAAGGGACAAATTGCTGTTGCATTAGTAACTATAAATAGAGTTAGGAGCAAACATTTTCCGAATACTATGTGTAAAGTAGTACATCAAGCTAATCGGAAAAATGGAAAGATAGTTTTACACAAATGTCATTTTAGTTGGTATTGCGATGGTAAATCCGATATTCCTAAAGACAAGATGTCATGGGCTATTTCTAAACTAATTGCGAAAGCAATGGTTAAAGAACCAATAAAAGACTTTTTACACGGAGCAACACATTATCATAGAAAAGATGTTGATCCATATTGGAATCGTAAAATGTTAAAATACTCCACTATTGGGGATCATATATTTTATATAGACCCTTATAGGAGATAAATACAAATGATTAGTACCGCACACATAGGAGTTATTAAATGGCATCCAAAAACACGACCGAAAGTAAAACGGTTACTCCAGAAGACAGTGATATATACTTGTTTATGAGTCCGGTTAATGAAGAAACATGTCGTGATTTGATTGCATTTATAATAGGAAAAAATTTAGAATCACCTAAAGCAAAATATTTACAAGTATTAATTAATTCACTCGGTGGTGATTTAAATTCAGCTTTTGCAGTAATAGATATAATAAGGGGTAGTCCAATACCAATAAGAACAGTTGGATTGGGAACAATTGCCTCTGCGGCTTTTGCAATTTTTATTGCGGGCGAAAATGGACATAGGTCATTAACACCGAATACTTCAATATTGTCACATCAATATTCATGGGGTATGTATGGTAAAGAACATGAGTTATTTTCTACAGTTAAAGAGTATGAATTGACGACTAAGCGAATGATTAATCATTATAAAAAATGTACTGGTTTAACTGAAAAGAAAGTAAGAGACTATCTATTACCTGCACATGATGTTTGGTTAAGTGCTACAGAAGCAAAAAAGTTAGGTATATGTGACAGTATAAAACAAATGGGGTGACTATGGCTATTGATATATCAGAAACAATTGAAGAAATAGTTAAAAATAAAAAGATAACTTACATGGATGCTATTCTGGAATATACTAATGAAATAGATGGTGAAATTGAAGGAGTGGCTAAAATGTTAAACAAATCTATTAAAGATAAAGTTGAAGCAGAGGCACAGTCATTGAACATGATGAAACAAGAGCCAAAGCTTCCAATTTAAGAAAGGAGGAAAGATAACCAGCTATATAATGATAAGCAATAATAATATAATAATACAACGAAATAAGGAGTAATAAGTATGGCAAGTTTTAAAGAAATGAAAAAGAATAGAATGTCCAACCTAAAGAACCTCTCTAAGCAAGTTGAGAAACTAGCTGAAAAACCCTCGTATGAAGATGATCGTATTTGGAAATGTGAACGTGATAAGTCTGGTAATGGCTATGCGGTTGTTCGTTTTCTTCCTGCCTCTAACAACGAAGATGTGCCTTGGGTACAACTTTGGTCACATGGATTCAAAGGTCCGGGTGGATGGTATATTGAGAACTCTTTAACCACTCTTGGTAAAGATGATCCGGTATCTAAAGCCAATACAGCATTGTGGAACTCTGGTATTGAATCAGATAAAAACATTGCTCGTGATCGTAAACGAAAATTAAGTTATTATTCTAATATTCTTGTATTGGAGGATAGTGCCAATGCAGAGAATGAAGGAAAGGTATTCTTGTTTCGTTATGGTAAGAAAATCTTTGAGAAGATTACCAGTGTAATGAATCCTGAATTTAAGGATGAGACACCATTAAATCCGTTTGACTTCTGGACTGGTGCGAACTTCAAAATTAAAATCCGTCAGGTTGAGGGATATGCAAATTATGATAAGTCTGAATTTGCTGATCCAACACCTCTATATGATGGTGATGATAAGAAGTGTGAAGAAGTTTGGAGTCAACAATATCCTCTAAAGGAATTTGTTAGTCCAGATAACTTTAAATCTTATCAGGAATTGGAAGCTCGATTCAATACAGTTGTTGCCCGTGATGCGGGTAGTGAGTTTACTGGAACTATTGAGGAAAGCACTGATGAACCAGTTGCGGCTGGTGATAAAGATGATAACTCTTTGGAGTATTTTAAGAAGTTAGCTGAGCAATAAATGACGAAGGGGACCTTCGGGTCCCCTAAGTTAATTCTTTCCAATGACCTCTTCTGGTGATTATTGTGCATGTAATATGGCTTGTTGTAGTGGTCATAGCTATTGGCCAGGCGGCATCTCTGGTTTTGCGTGTTTATCATGTGAGGAAGCATCTACAGTGAAATGTGCACCTTGACTTGAATCTCCACCTTTAACATTATTAATAGTTACATTCCCGCCCTTTAGACGAGCTTGTAAATTTCCTTGTTCAGTTGCACTAGCAGCTAATTGATTACCAGAAGTATTCTTCATCCTTGCAGTAAGTCTATCTGCTCTTCCTTTAACTTGGCCAGCCCACACTGAGTTCATCATTTCTTCACCGGCCTGTTCATAATTGCCTTTTTGTAAAGCAGTTCTTAAATCTTCAAATTTATTTAAACCTGTTTCACCCATGTTATATGCCATGTTAGTGAGAATCTTTTGTCTATCAAGCGTGAGTTTACTCCATGTACCGTCTCTACCTTTATTAACAAAACGTTTAGCTGCATCAGCAAAGTGAGGATATTCTCCTCTCATTAATCTAGATGCTTCGTCTTTTGTTAATTTCAATTTACCACTTTTTAAATCACCAAGAGATTTTTTAATACCAGCCGCATCTAATGCTTCCTTTGCTCCTGCTCTTTCCAGATTAAAACCATAACCAATAGTTT